ACCAGGTGGCGCGGCGCACGGAGGCGCTGCGGCAGGAGGTGACGCAGATCGAGGCGCGCATCGACGCACTGGAGGCCAGCAATGGCTGACGTGCTGATGCTTTACAGGTTCGCGCCGCACACGACAGCCAACTACATGGCAAAGGCGCTGCGGGCTAACGGCCACCGTGTGTATACGGCGGGGCGCAGCGCAATGGCGCCGGGGTGCAAGGAAACGTATCGCGTGTGGGGACCGCACAACTACAGGCTGGGCGAGCACGAAACGCTGAGCCTGAACGACCTGGGCGACTGGCGGCCGGACCTGATCCTGTGGGCGGAAAGCGGCGATGGACCAATGGGATTGGAAGGCGTGATCGACGCGGGCATACCGCTGGCGGGCTGGTTCATGGACAGCCACAACCCGGCCAAGTTGCCGTGGCACAAGCGGATGGCGGCGATGATGGACTATCGGTTCTGCGCGCAGCGGCCCTACTGCGACGCGCTGAGCGCTAAATGGTTGCCGTTTGCGTGCGACCCGGAGATACACACGCCGCGGGTATACTCGGAGGAGTACGACCTGGCGTTTGTGGGTAGCGCTTATGGGCAGGGGATGTACAGCAAGCGTTACGAGGCAATGGAGCGCCTGAGCAAGCGCTACAGGTGCAACTTCTGCAGCGGCGTGTATTTTGAGGACATGGCCGACGTGTACGGCAGCGCCAAGATCGGCTGGCACATGAGCGTCACGGGCGCAGACCTCGACATGCGGGTGTTTGAGATTATGTGTTCTGGCAGGCCACTGGTGACGGACGACGCGGATGATGCCGGGTTAGATGAGCTCTTTGGCTATTATCGAGAGGGCTATTATACCTATGCCAACGAGAAAGGGATGGATGATCTGATAGAATCTTTGCTGCGCGATCCGGCGGCACGCGACATAGAAGGCGAGGCGGGAAGGAAAAGGGTGCTGGCCGCCCACACCTACCGCCACCGGGCGCACCAGATTATGCAGACAGTGGGGTTGGAATGACCGACGCGGAGATGTGGACGGCCATCCGCCAGGCGCTTCTGATGGTGGTAGACGCAATCGAGCGCAGACTGGGTATAAGCCCACGCACAGCGGAGCTACGGCGACAGCGATAGACCGATAACAGAATAGAGGCAGCCCGGATAACCGGAGCGCCGTTTCTAGCGAGAGTAACAACCTCGCCGGGAACGGCGCTTCTCTATTTGGGCGAAAGGAGCGAGATGCACGAATACGCAGACAAGGACAATCCGACCAAGGCGGTGATGCTGGAAGAGACGGACGCCTACTTTAGGGTGGGCGGATATGGCGTCGTATTCGGTGGGGAAGATCTGGAAGGCGAGACGTTTAGCAAAGACACCGACTTCTGGCTGGATAGGCTCACGCGCACGCCGCCGGTGCTGTATCAGCACGGTAAAGACGCCAAAGCACAGAAAAGCGTGATTGGTGCGGCCACGGTGGAAGATCCGGACGACATCGGCCTCTGGGTAGAGGCGCAGATTGACCTCGCCAACAAGTATGCGGCGGCCATCCGGGAGCTGGCGCAGAAGGGCGTGCTTGGCTGGTCTAGCGGTACGGCGGGGCATCTTGCAGAGCGAGATGGCAAGGTGATCAAGAGCTGGCCGATTGTAGAGATGAGCCTGACGCCAACGCCAGCGGAGCCGCGCACGTTGGGCGTGAGTGAGATTCGTTCGCTAACGGATTGGGCCGATGGCCTCAAAGAGTTACTGCCAGAGGATGCGGGGGACGCATCGGCGGGAACTGAGCAGGCCGCGGGAACCACCGTAACGATAACCGAGCCGATTGCACAGATTGAAATCAAGGAGACTGAGATGACTGAGGAAATCAAGAACCAGGGGCCGGACATCGGGCAACTGGTACAGGAGGCCCTGACGAAGGCCATCCGGGAGCTGCCGGGATATGACAAACTCCTGAATGCAGCGCCGGAGGGCAAGGACCACAGCGAGGAAAAGTCCTTCGGGGACTATCTCGTCGCACTACAGCGTGGCGACAGGAAGCGCATCGAAACCGTATACAAGGCCGCGCTCTCGGAAGAGTCCGGAGCAACCGGCGGATACCTGGTACCTGCAGAGTACAGCAATGACATTCTGCGCATGGCTGCCAGTGCATCTGTCGTGCGGTCCAATGGCGCGACCATCATCCCGATGGGTTCCCGAGAGTGGAACGTTCCGGCGCTGAACTATACCGACAGAACCGCCGGACGGCCACACCAGTTGGGCGGCATTGTCGCCACGTGGACCGAAGAGGCCGGGGCTAAAACCGAAACCGAGCCGTCGTTCGAGAACATCAAGCTGACCTACCATGAGCTTTCCGGCTATACGCTGGCGAGCAACATGGTGCGTCAGGACGCGGGGCCCGCGTTGGAGGCGCTGCTTCGGCAGCTCTTTGCAGAGGCGATCCGCTGGTATGAGGACTGGGCGTTCCTGCAGGGTACTGGCGCGGGGCAGCCGCTGGGCGTCTTCAAGTCCGACGTGCTACTCACCGAGGTTGCCGCAACTTCCAGCTTCATCCTCTCGGACATCGCGGGAATGCTGAAACGGTTCCACAGCCGGATGCCCAATGGCGGCGTGTGGGTCATGCATCCTACGGTGATCGAGAAGCTGATCCTGCTGGCCGACGGTTCCAACGCCAGTAACAACCTGATCTGGTCGCCGAATACGACAGAGGCACAGCCGCAAAGGCTGTTTGGGCGCCCGATTGTGTTCAGCGACGTGATGCCCGTACTGCCCGCCGGAAGCTCGGCGACGCAGAAAGGCGGCGTGCTCCTGGCCGACTTCAGCTACTACCTGATCGGTGATCGGGGCGGGCTGCAAATCGACTTTTCGGAGCACTACAAGTTTATCAACAACCAGGGCACGTGGCGATTCTGCAAGTACGTCGATGGCCAGCCATGGATGCGGTCGCCGATGTACCTGGCAGATGGCAGCAATCGGGTCAGCCCGTTTGTCAGCCTGAGTGGCGCGTAAGTCTAGGAGGAGGTAAACACAATGGGATACACAGAATCTTTGGGTGAGAGCCTGGCCATCGTTGGGGCATTCGCGCCCCGCGTCGTGGCCACGGCTGCACAGACCATTTATACCGATGTGGTGGACATGAGCCACTATCGGCGGGCGCTGGTGATCGCCGTGGGGAACGCCCTGGGTGGCACTTCGCTGGTCAAGGGCCTGACGGTCAAGTTGGTGGATTGCGACGCCAAGGGCACTGCGGCGGGCACCGCTTTCTACACATCCAGCGTAACGCCCATAAGCGGGACCGCTGGCGAGTACAGCATCGTCGTGGCTGAGTGCAAGGCCGAGGACCTGGGTCAGTATGGCGCAAGCCTGAACGCTCCGGGGAGATACTTCAAGGCGGGCGTCACAACGGGCACGAGCGTCAAGAATGTCTATGGCGCCATCGTACTCGGCGGGGTTGCGCGGTATGGGCCCGCAAGTGATAAGGACATTGCCGCGGTGAAGGAAATCGGTCAGGAATAGCAGGTAGCAGATCAGGGGCCGGCAGCCATCCCGGCCCCTGATCGGGGGGCATTGTCCTATGGCGTATGCACATATCAGCGACGTGAAACTCTATCGCGGCATACCGGCAGACAACACGGATGACGACGCGTTGCTCGAAAGCCTACTGGATGCAGCGCAGTCTGCCATCGACGGTTACTGCGACAGGACGTTCGACTACACCACGACGTCGACGCGCTACTATGACGCCGTGGAGGATGTAGACGGTCGGAGGCTATATCTAGACACGGATTGTGCAGAGATCGTGACCATCACAAACGGGGACGGGACAGTGGTAGCGGGCACGTCCTATGTCACTGTGCCGCGTAACTCGACACCATACCGCGAGATCGTGCTCAAGTCCGATAGCGGCGTGGATTGGACCTATGAGGACAGCCATGAGGATGCTATCAGCGTCCGGGGGCGCTGGGCATATGGCATGACCATACCGGCGGCCATCCAGCAGGCGGCTATCCGGCTGGCGGCGTACATGTACGCGCAGAAGGACGCGCAGGTTTTCGACGTGACGATGTATCCCGACGCGGGCATGATGACCGTGCCACAGGGGATGCCACGTGATGTGCAAGAGCTACTGAGGCCATACAGACGGATTGTATAAGGAGGGGGCTTGGCAGAGCTAGACATTGATCGGGGGGGGGACAAGAAGACAGAGGACTGGGTAGAGACAGCGGCAGTGTCGCGTAGATTCTACCCAGAGCCAGAGCGGGTGTTTGCAGTCAGTCCGCAAGACCCAAACGTGCGCATCGTGATCGCCATACCGATGGAGCGCACGATCATGCAGGAAGCCTTTTTCAGTTTTGCGCGCATCTTTCAGCAGGGCTGGCCGATGGCGCGGCTGCCATATACGCGGAACGACATTGCCCGCGAGAAATTCGGGCAGTTCGTTAGAGACGAAAAGATGCCGGACGGCGTTACGCCAAAGTATACGCACATCCTGATGCTCGACTCGGACCATGCACACCCGGAGGACATCGTACAGCGACTGGCGCGGTGGGTATTCCTGTACCCGTCGACCGTGAAAGTTGTCGGTGGGCTCAACTTTCGGCGTGGCGAGCCATACGACCCGTGTGCGTTTGTAGACCCTGGTGACGGTTCGTTTCACCGGCTGGCGCACTGGGGGCGCGGCATCCTGGAGGTCGATGCGCTGGGGACCGGCTCTATGCTGATCGCCAGAGAGGTCTTTGAGATGATCCCGGAGCCATGGTTCAACTATGAGTATCCGAACGGTGACTTTACGCCGGGGACCGACATGACCTTTTCGCGTAAATGCAGAGAGCACGGCATTGCCCTGTGGGTAGACGGGACCACAACCAGTCCGCACCTGGGTGTCAATGAGATCGGGCAAGAGCAATACCGGGAGCACGTCGCCAAAATGCAGGGGCGCACGGTCGCGGTCACACCAGAGGACGCAACGCTGATCGAATGGGCCAAGGCCGAAATCGAAAAGAGGGGCCTAGAACGTGCTCGCAAGTTCACCGCTGCTGAGCAGCCGGAGTCGTTAGGGGCGCAGGTGGCAGCACAGATAGAGGCGGCGAAAGCATGACCATCGCGGCGACCATCACGGCGCTCCAGACGGTACACGCCGGCATTGCGGGGATCAACGCGGCGCCGACAGCGTTTCCGAGCAATCTCAACACGGCGACCATGCCGATTGCATTGGTCTGGCCGGGCGAGGCCGATTGGCGTGCACAGGCCGTGGGGCTCAAGCGCCAGCAGCGCGAGTACATCGTGCGCGTGTACGTGTCGCCAATCGCACAGGACAAGGCCGGACCAGAGAACGCCTACGCGCTCTGCAATGGCATGTTGCAGGCGTTTGGGCGGGCGTATCTGGACGACCCTACGCTAGGGGGCGTGGTGGACAACATCGCAACCATCTTGGACAGCGGCGTCTCGGGTGGAACCTTTGATCTGACATGGGCCGGGGTATCGTATTGGGGATTCGTTTTCAGACTGGGGATCGTGGAAAAATCGGCATAGGAGGCAACCATGCCAGCTAGTATGTTACGGAAAGTTCAGCTTGCGAGTCAGTCGGCGTGGGGCACGGCGGAGTCCACGGCGACGGTACAGCTGACGGGCGTCACGGACGTGTCGCTCGACATTGTGCCAGACGTTTATCAGCCACAGTTCATGGGCACATTGGCCCCAGCTATCACCGCGGGGCTCATGGGACAGCATGGCGAGGCCAGCATCACGCAGGTCGCGTCATACCAGGACCTGCCGTACTACCTGGGGGGCGTATTTGGCACAAGCGCGGCCAGTGCGGGCGCAAATACAACCTACGTCTACAAGTACAAGGCGCAGACGGACAGGATCACAACAGCGCCTTACTACACGGTACAGATCGGAACGCCGGATGCCGAATATGCACTTCGGACGGGGATGTTCACAAACCTGACCATAAGTGGCGAGGCCAATGGTATGTGGGAAGTTAGCGCCGACCTGCTCGGCGCGGCTGTTACCACGATGGCCATGACTACCGGCCTGGATGTACGCGATGTGGACCTGATCCGCATGGCAGACACCCATATCTATGTCACGCCCTGGGCACGAAGCACGATCTCGGCAACGGCCCTGGATGCGACGCTGATCTCGTTTGAGCTGACTGCCAATCCGCAGAGGCACATGAAGACGTTCGCGGGCAGCGGCAACCCCGCGGCCTACGGAGACAGCACCTGGGAGGGGCAACTCACGACCGTCATGGAGTTCAACTCCAATGCTAAGACCCTTGTGAATGAGATGCTGTCGCCAGACGCGCTGGTACAGCGCCAGATCAGGATAAGGGCAGCGACGGGGGCGACAACCAAGGCGCGCCAGGCGACCATCGACTTTGCGGGCACGTTGGCCGACACTGTGACGCTCTGGGATGACCGCGATGGCAATATGACCGTTAGCCTTGTTTGGAATGGCACCTACAACAAAGCCAGCACGTCATGGCTCAAGCTGGATGTGAAGAACGAATTGAGCACAATCGTATGACAAAGCTTATCGTAACACCAATCGATATGAGCGCGCCCGGATCATATCGGGAGCGCAAGGAGCTGCTCAAGGCGTTTGCGGCGTTTCAAGATGCGCAAAAGGAATCAGACATTCGACAGATGATGGGCGCCCTTGAAACGCTGGAGGGGCTTGTATGCAGTCATGCAGAGACCGATGACGGGAGCACGGTGGCCGAGGCGCTTGAGATGGCCAGTGCCGACGATTTCGACCAGCTCATCGGTGCACTGGTGGCCACGGAGACGGTCCCAAACCCGAGCAGCGCCAGTTAGCGCTGGCGCTGGATGGGATCGGTAGCATACCGGACTGGGCCGAGGCGCTTGAGATGGCCAGCGAGTGGGGCATACCACCGTGGGATATAGAGGCGCAGGTACCGGCGCTCTGGCGCGACCGGTGGGTGGCGATGCGGAATGCGCAGTATGAGAAACAGAAGCGTGACAACCCGAAGCCGGGGGCGACGGGGGCGAGGAAGTTGATCTAGTGGCAAACACGCTTGAGATCGTCATCAAGGCGACCGACAAGGCCTCCAAAGAGATAAGCGGCATTGGCCAAAGCGTTGGGGGCCTAAAAAACATTGCGTCTACGGCGTTTGCTGGCGTGAGCGTAGCTGCCAGCGCGGCTGCTGCCGCAATCGCTGCTGTCGGCGTTGGAATGGGAAAGCTCGCGGTAGATGCCCTTCCGCTTCAGGGTATAGAAGGTGCGTTTGCGGGCATCACCGGCGACGCTGAGGCAATGCTGGCCGCATTGCGCGAAGGTTCGCAGGGCATGGTCACTAACAAAGACCTGATGATGTCCTACAACCAGGCCGCGCAGCTGGTCGGGAAGCAGTTCGCAGACCAGCTGCCAAGCGCGATGCAATACCTTAGTAAAGTGAGCGCGGCTACGGGCCAGGACATGGGCTTCATGATGGACAGCCTTGTCAAAGGCGTGGGCCGTATGAGCCCGATGATCTTGGACAACCTTGGCATTCAGGTATCGCTGGCAGACGCCACGGATCGTGCCGCCGCGATG